GTAGAATTTGGATTTACTCCTATTGGGCTTCGTTCTAATAATGTTAGTTCCCAAGTACCATAATATAGTTTTGACATATCTTGTTCTCTATCAAACATTTTAACGCTTCCAATTGGTTCCCATTTTTTTATAACAACTAATTCACCAAGTTTATTTATAGCCTCGGCAATTTTCATAAACGATCACCATCTTGTTGCAAACGAAAAGAAGAAAAATTAAATATTTTCCTCCTTTCCATACATACAGGTGTGGTGTTGCTTAAATAGCAACCCCCCCCCGACTCTAAATTTTAAGTTTTCCACAATAATCAAACCTCCTATTCTTCTTCATTATTTGTGGCTTCTGTTTCATATAATGTAATTTCTCCTGTTGTTTCATCGATTGTTCCTATTTCCTCGTAAAACAAAGTGTGAGCTTCCAAATTAACAATTCCTTGTTGTATATGATTTAAATTATCTTCATCAATCGGTGTACTTTCTGATGGTTCATTTGCCCAAGGAATTGGGTTATATTGTTGATATGGAGACGCCATTTAATCCCTCCTTTCACATAATAAAAAAGAAGGGATAGCAATCCCCTCTAATTATTTATAATATTTAGTTTATCTATTCAACAATTTTTAATGTATTCTGTGCAGCAATTACAGTAGCATTTGTTGTAGAGTTTGTCGAAACAAATTTATAAAAATAGTTATCTCTTTTTTCCATTAAAGATGCTCTTTTTGATATCTTTTCAACATCACTTGCTGCTTCCTTTACTTTTTCTTGTAATTCTTTAATTTGATTATCTTGTTTAGATATTGTCTCATTTTGTGTTTTAATATTTGATTCTAATTCAGTTTTAATCGTTTCTAATTCTTCAATTCGTTTTTCTAAACCAGCTAATTTTTTATCAATATCTTCATCCACTTTTTTTAGCTCCTTTTCTAACATGCTTATTGATACTTTATCATCTGCACGTACACTATTATGTGATAATAAAATGCCTCCAACTACAAGCATAAATACAAATATACTTGCAATCACTATATTTTTTTTATTTTTCATAAGATTTCCTCCTAATCAAAATATACTATAAATTTAAATTTTTTTCAAGTTTATACTTCTTCATCAGCCGAAAAAGACATATATCCAATAATATTGATAACTGCTTTTGCCATCCCTGTTTTTTCACTACAAGTCGTTGGATTTGAAGGAACAGAATCATTAGATCTAATAACAAGTTTATTATTTCCTATTCTGATATGACTACTTATATCTACTGTTGTTTTTTGTTCTACGGTATCGGATGATGTATTTAATGGCGTATAGCTAGGTTCATTAAATGCATTTTCAATTTCTGTTAACGTAATATTTCTATCACCAAAATCATATTCTCCGCCATAAGACATATAAAAACTATAATTAGCATTTGCTGTAGTCTTATATAATTTTAAGTTTTTGGCAGAACCGATTCTTTCTTCAGTTTGATATGTTTGTTGATTGTACGTTGCCCAATGAGCTCTAGTATGGTAAAGGGTTATAAATGCCGATATTATGGTAAAATTATCAGGAACATTAAAATCTAATTCTAAATCACTATGCCCATATATTTCATTACCCGTAGTTACTTGCGATAAAGGTTGAAAACCTAACCAATCATAATTTTGGTATTTTCCTACTGTTTGAAAAGTTAAATTTGTTAACAAGCCATCTCCACCGATAACTTTATTACCGTTTTTTAAAAATATGTTACCTTTGAAATTTCCATTTACTGCTTCCATAGAACCGTCAGGAAGTATTTTAAAATTCTCGTTAGCTGTAACAAGACCTTCCATGTTTATTTTTCCTGGTTTTAAATTAATTTTTGCTATTAATTCATCTGTATCTGTTTTTTGTTCTACTGATAAGTTAATTTCATCTTTTAAAAGTTGAATCATTGCTATTACTTCAGTTCTTAAAGTAAATACATCGGTTAAAACACTTTGGCATACATAAGTACAATCTAAAGTTAAATTTGAATTTTGAAACGATGGTAAATACAAAGTATTTGTTCCATCTTTCAATGGCAAAGAAATCGGATCATACTCTATTATAATTTCATCTTGCAATTCATATAGATTACCTTGATTATCAACATCAATTCTTTTAATTAAATATGTGTGATCAGGTTTTATTATTAATTCATCTGATATATCACCTAATTTACGTAGTCGTGATACTGGTAATTTTATTTTTACACTGGTATTATCTTCATATTCAATTTTAAGATACGATGATTTTAAGTATAATGATGACGATGGATACAATGTTCTTGAAGGAAATAATAAACTAAATTCACCAGATATAGACAATTTTGATAAGATACCTTCTTTACAATTTTCTAAAACTGCTCGATTAATAAATGTTTGATGTTGGACCAAATTTTCTATTTCTTGCATTTGAATTAATAGTTCACTTAATCCTTCTATTCTCTCAACCGACATTGTCCCAGATGTAATGAAATTTGCAACAAATCCACCATCTTGTGTCCATGCTGTATCATAAGGTCCTTCTATCCCATGTGATGAAAATCCTAAACCGCCTAATCCCCACTTCCATACGTGAACTGCTGTAGCAATACTAGTGGTGTCCATTATATATAATTCACCAGTTTCTTTGGAAACCAATAAATGACCATTAAAAGGATGGTTTATTAAATTAGTAGCATCTATTTTAGCCTGATTCAATGCATTAGCCGTTATTTCTGTCTTTAAAGCAGCATTATTTCTTTTTTGTTGTGTAACTATATTAGGTATTTCATTACCTAATTCTAGTGATAATATTCGCCCGTTTAGAGCATTTTTTACTGTTTTAATAACTCTAATATTAATATTTTGATTAATGCTTGGCATATAAAACTTTAATGTATCACCAAGATAAATTGTTTCTAGACTTTGATATTGTTTATATTCTTCAGTTTTAGATAATTCTATGAAATTAACTTTTAATGAAACTTTAGGTTTATCTAATCCTTCATTAAATTGATTTTGGACTTCGCTACGCATAATTTGGTATGCCTCGGCTTCTGTTGTTTTATCATCAACACTAACATCAACATCAATTTTTCCTATTTTAGGTGTAGGATAATTATTAATCAATGGACTATCTATGAATATTTCTGGTAATACTAGCCCATCATTACCAACTGGTTGAATCTTGGTTTTAACACCTGAATAATCGATATCCATTTCAAAGCCATTTAAATTCTTTTTTTCTCTAATTTCAATATTTCTATTACTACCACGCATATTATGCATAATAATATTATATTTATCATATTCTGGTTCTCCACCAAATCTATTAATTATCGAGTTATCAGCATCCCATAGAGCTTCATTTAAATTTAATCTTACATATCTAGCTGATGCGATATTCGTACAATCACCAATTGCAGTAAATTTTGTTTCAAAATACGCCTTTTGTAAGATCCAATTTACTGCTTCCTGAGCTGTTTTATTTGTTGGTGATACATCAATAAGATAATTATCCCTTAAATCAAATACAATGTGTCTAGCAAGTATTTTATAACCTGCTTTACTAGGTTTTATATCTTCTATTCTAAATGGCTGTCCTAATGCCTTTATTATATTTCTTTTATTAAGATATTCAGAATATTTTCCTTTTTTTAGGTATTCAAACTCTAATATATATTCCCCTTTTAATACTTCGGTTATCGTGGGAACATTTTTAAAGTCTGTTAAAACACCTATTCCCAATGTTTCAAATTCTTCTTCATATTCATCATATAAAACTAGCATTATAACCACCTCTCACGATATGAGATGTGTACATTAGTAATTTCTTCTGACAATATTATAGTATTAGTACCAGGCTTTAAATATGGAAAATCATCTAATACAACTTTATCGTTTTTTGATAAATTATTAGATATTGCTTCCATATTTTCACAATCTAAAGTAATGTCACTTTCTAAAAATTCTACATTTGTATCATTAATTGTAATTGTACCAGTACCAGTTACTGTAATAATTGGATTAGTATTTTCATTACCTGTCACTTCAAAAGAACTAGATTCATTTAAATTAAGATCAACAGTTATTCCATAAGCAACTGGTTCTAGCTCAAATTTTAAAGTAAATTCCCTAATTTCACTGATTCCATAAAATCTACCAAAATCTATTTGATTAATATTTGTTGCCTTATATTTTTTGCCTGGATAATCAGAAAATTCTATTTCTCCAGAGCATTTAAACAATTGCTTTAAATTATCTAACTTTGCTATATCAATTAATGTACACTTAATTGACCTAGAAATAGCCAAATAACCGCCTTTATCAACATGAAGTATTCTATTACTGCCTTCAACTTGAATACTCTCTATATCACGTTTAGGAAGTGAAATAGGAGGCATTTCATTTACAACTATTCCTAAATCATTGTAAGAATTAAAACCATTAAATACAAATGTCGGTAAATTATTCATTATTATGCCTCCTTCTTTTTAAATAAATAATATAATTCTTCAGCTATACTATTTATATCTTCTTCATCTCTTACTTCCATCTTTTCGATTGTGATATTGTTATTATAAACATATTGAACAGGCTGATTATCAGCATTATTCGATTTTAAATGCTCAGTGTATTCTTTATTTTCATCAGCTGTTAATACACGTTCACCTTTATGTAATAAAGCATGCATATCATCATATGGAACATAATCCATACCACTTCTTAATCTCTTAATCGTTGCAAGATTAATTCCTTTGCCTCCTACACCAGGAACCCAATCAGGAACTTTAATCTTATTTAAAGCCTTAATAAATACATTTATTCCATCAATAATTGCATTTATTGGAACTTTTACAACATTGAAAATTTTTCCGAATACTTCTTCGAACACTGTTAATACACCTTTAACTATAGGTGTTAAAGCTTTTAAAGTTACTGACAAACCATTAGAAATTAAAGTTATTATATTCGTTAAAACTGTGATTATAGGCATTAAAATTACATCAATACACCATGCCAATAAATCGAGTAATGGCTTTAACAGTGGTAATAAAGCTTCAATTATTTGCATTAGAGGTGGTAAAAGTGCCTCTACTATTTGCATTAGAGGTGGTAATAATATAGTTATTAATTCTACAAATATTGGTAAGACAGCTTTAATGATTTCTGAAATGACTGGTAACAATTGATTGATTATATCTAAAAATATAGGCAACAAATCTTCAACCATTTGCATAAAAATTGGTACTATTGTTTCTAATGTTTGTGTTATAACTGGGGCTAACTTATTTATTATGTCCTGAATTGTTGGCATATATTGTAATACCATATTCAACAATTTGTTTAAAACTGGCATAAATGAGCTAACTAAACCATTTGCTAAAGAACCTAAACTTTGTTTAACATCAGACATTAAATCACCAAATTCAACACCTGCCTTAATTGCATCATCACCCATGATAACACCTAAATCATTAGCGCGCTGAATTAATTCATCATAACTTTCTGTACTTTGCTCGATTAAAGGACTCATCTGATATGCAACAGAATCTCCAAACAATTCAGATGCTTTAGCAGCTCTTTCTTCAGCAGTTGTAAGCGACATAATTTCTTTCATAGCATCTTGCATATTAAGATCTGTTCCTTCAAGCTTTTTAGCTGCTTTTTCCATCACTGACATTTCTACACCACATTGACCAGCAGCGTATCTTAATTCTTGAAATGTCTTAGTGTCAATTCCCATACGAATACTAGATTTATCTATTTCATCTGCTGCTTCTGAAGTTTTACTTGCCATTGCCATAGCTCCTGATACTACACCAGTGCAAGCAGTGGCTACAACTGTACCTACTTTAGCTGCAGTTTTTGCAATATTTCCTAATGATTCAGATAAACTTTTTTTACTTTCTTCTGCTCCTTCTTTTGTTTCTTTAATAGATTTATTAGCCGAAGAATTGTCAACATAAACTTCACCAAACAAAGAAAAAATTTTAGCCAATAGAATCACCTCCTAATCCGTAATCTTTTAAAATTTCCTTTGCACTTCGCATTTTTTTATTAATACTTTCCATTTGAGGTTTTCCATTGATAATCTCGTATATTTCTTGAACTATTTTAGGAAGTTCTAATTCTTTTTCTATTCCTTCCTTTAAACAATCAACTAATAAAAAAAATGGTTTATCATTAAACCATTCAATACCTCCATAATATTTATATAGAATTCGTAGAACTTTTGGAGTTCCAAGTCCTACTGTTATTATAAAAAATCTGTTACACCTTCTATATTTAAGATTTCTTTCATTACAGCAACAAAATCTTCCTTTTGGGCTTTTTTTATAGCTTGATCGTACATTTTTACGTATTCTGGATTATCTTCTGTCATACTTTCATCAAAATAATTCTTATAATTTGCAATAAATTTATAAATTTCATAATCTGCTTTATGTAAATTAGTTATTAATAATATAATAAGCTCAGTTCCTACTTCTTCTGTTGTATCTCCATTTATATTTTTTAATTCTTCTGAAATACCCATTTTTGATATAATTTCAGACAACAACATTATATCTTTTGTTGATATTTTAATATTTTTTAAGTTTAATTTCATAATTCCTCCTAACAAATGCTCTCTTTTTTATAATTACAACTAAATATAACCATAAAAAAGAGAGCACTATAAACTCTCATTTTTTTATTCTGCTAATGGATTAGTAGCACTATCTTCAACAGACCAAATTTTACCATCATTTAGTGGATCGTAATGACCTAAAAATTCTAGATTATGCTCATTTTCAGCTTTAGGTGCAGCTTTAAATCCAAATGGACCTTCATGCATTGCGTTTTTTACTTTTAATATTTTATATGTTCCATCTAACATCTTAGTTACAATAGCTACATTTTTTAAATATGAATTAGCACTAATAATTCCAAAATCTCCTTGTTCAATTTTTTTTGTTGCATCATTTGTTATTATTGCATTTGGAATAGCTAATTTTATATTTTCTTGACTACAACATAGTGTATTGATTTTTAATGAAACATCTTCACCATCTTTTACTTGTAACCCTTTAGTTTTACCTTTGCGTGAATCATATTCAATATCACGAATTGATGGTGTAGCTGTAAATTCAGCACCACCTCTTGTTGGACCTAGAATAGTTTCTGTTTCTTCACCAAAATCAATAACAACAATACCTTCATCAATTTGGATTTTTTCTATATCACCTTGTGTTAATCTTACTAAACCCATAATATTCCTCCTAACTTATTTTAAATATTCTTGAAGAAAAACTAATTCTTCTTTCTATCAAGTCTTGCTCATTAGATCCACCTATATTTTGGTTTTCAAAACCAAGATGAAATCCAATTTTCTTTTCAGCGTCAAACTTTGAAAAGTTATCAAAATTTTCTCTTAATGTATCACATATTGTTTCTACACTAATATCTGACAATTCATTATTATATATATAAATATCTGTTAAACAAATATATCCAGCATCAAGTGGAGTTAGTGTAATATGAGGTATTACTAAATATGGAAAAGTAGCGCTTTTAGGTACTTCTTCATAATAACAATGATAATATTCATTTATTTCTTCAAGTAAAACTTGCAAATAATTCTCTGTCATACTTCATCTTCACCTTCTTCATTAATAGATTGACCTTTGAATACTTCTATAGAATCCAATTGACTTAAAAATTCTTCTTGTGCGTTTCTAATTTCATTAATATTTTCTTGCACGGAACTAGATAAAAAATTATTAATCTTTTGCCCTGGATGTTCAATAGAATGTCCAAAATAATTTCCTTGTTCATCATACAAGCCTTTTGATGATGAAATTCTATGAGGCTTAGTACCTTGCTCCATCCAATATGGATTAATATAATATTTAATACCATATTTTTTGACCATTTCATTACGATTTCGATAACCTATTAGTAAGACTGGTCTATAACCACTCGCCTTAGTTACCTCCACTTTTCCGAATATGGATTTTTGAAAAGCGCCAGATTTAACATGAAGTGCCAAAGATGGTTGCATTTTACTAATTATTGTTTTACCAGCTTGTTTTAAAGCTTTTCTTGATAATTGTTTCATCATCTTCATAGCTTCTGTTGATGTATCAATAAATTCGATTTTAACTTCATTTTTATTCATTATTTAATACCATAGACGTTAATACTACCTCCAAAATATCCTCTTTTGGATAAGTTCGTAGTATTTTATATATTTTATTATTTAGTTTAAAATGAGTTTCATCAGTCAAGTCAATACATTTTATTTCAATTTTTATTTCAGGTTTTAACCCTACTGCCTGAGCTTGATAAAATTCGCTTTGTGTAATTGATTTTATATTACAATAAACTTTTTTTTCTTGATAACTTATTTTAGGACGTTTTAATTTATCTAACGTCTCTATTTCTTTCATAAGATAACCAATATCTTTAAACATTGCCATTATTATCACCTGATTCCATTTGATTTAATGGTCTATAATCATAATGTGAGATAGCAAGTTTTTGTTTTTGCAATTCATATGAATTTTGTAAACGTTCTGCATCTGGATTATCATAGCCAAAATTGGCTTTACAATATGTCCTAACCGCAGTTTCTAACATAGGTCTTAGTTTTTCTTCTTCAAAATAAGAAGAAGCAACACTAGAAGTTTTTAAATCTTCAATTGATGTTTGAATTAATGAAACAATTTCATCATCATATTCTTGGTTATTAATACGTAAATCATTACGAATTTGATTTTTTAACTTATCTATATCTAGCATTGCTTATTCCTCCCTATTTATTAGTTTGAAGCTTTAGATAATTTAACAAACGCTTCACCTACAGCTGGTTTACCATCAAACATTGCGCTTCCTAAATATTCATATGTATTATTTTGTAGCTTTCTACCTGTTTCAACAGTTACATCTTCAGATAAATTTCCAACGTACATCTTGAAATCACCAAAGTATGCTTCGTGTGTTTCAACTGAGTCATCTAGCATTACTTCATAACCTTCAACAAAATATTTGCTTCCTTCTTTTGCAAACACATCGTTTTTAGATTTATTTTGTAATGGTCTAAAATCAGTAAATAATGTTTTCTTACTCATTAACCATTTTGCATTTGCATCATATGCTCCTGGTAATAATCCAACTACAGCTGTAACATCATCCTCTTTTAAATTTGATGCTGCAGGTACTTCTACGCTATTTGTATTATCCCAGTCATTTGCATTTTTTACACCTTTTGGTTGGTCATTACCTGTTCCTGAAATTATTAATTTAACAATTTTTCTAGCTAAGCGTTTTGAAATCATATTAATTAACCATGTTTCAAATGCATCAATAGACATTTTTCTTACTGTTTTTGATATAGTAATATATTTATTAATTTCATATGATGATAAAGTTACTGGAATTAAAACTTGTCCATCTTCAGTTATGCTAGCACCTTCAACATGAATGTTAGCGTCTGTTGGATCAACTTCAACAGCAAATGTAACATTACCTTCTACTCTTAGTAATTCTATTTCATTTAATAGTGGGGCTTGTTGAAATAATTTTTCGATAATTTTATTACTTGTTTCAGTTGGAATAATAACTCCTGCTGAATTTTCAGCGCTTGTCATTGCTCTTTCTTCTGCTTCTGTTAATTTGCTTCCTTGTAATTGTTTTAAAAATGCTGAACGATACTCTGCTGTTTCATAGATACTTTTTTGTTCCATATTTTCTTCTCCTTCTTTTCTTTCTTCACCTTTTTCAACTGACTTGTTCATATTAAGAACTTTACTTAAAACCATTTGTCTTTTTTCTGCTGCTGCTTTTATTACTGATCTTTCCTCTTCAAGTTGATTAACTTCTTCAGTTAATGCATCAATTTCTTCAGCTGTAATGTCATCTTTTGCTAATTCTTTTTGAATTTCTTCACATCTTGATTCAATTTCTTTTAAAGTCTTCATATTATTTTCCCTCCTTAATTAATCTGACTTTTAATGATAGCTTCTTTTTACGAAGCTCCATATTAGCACTATCTTTAATAGATTTACCTTGATTCAAAGTATTTAAAGCTCGTGCGTATATTGAAGTTGTATCGTAAAATGGTAAATCTACAACACTTACATCATACAACTTATCAATACCTAAAATTCTTCTTGTATCAGTTGAATAATCCCATTCTTCATCTGATACTGTAAATGCAAAACTCATTTTATCTAAAAGTCCTGCTTTAATGGCTTTATAAATATCAATATTTTGGGTTGTATCAATCAATACTGCTCTTATTTTTAATCCCTTATCATCAACTGTTAATGATAAAGAATTATTTTTGGTACTTGCAAGTATCAAATAAGTATCAGTGTGATTATACTTAAGAGGTACTGATTTCATATCACATCCATTAAATGCATTCCTATCTATAATTTCAGTGAACCCATGCGTTGCTGGTGAATCAAAAACTACTGCATAACCTTCAATTACCATTTCATTGGTTGCACTATCGCGAACTTCTAGATTTTCTGCAAGCATTCGTATTTCTTTTTTGTCATCTTTTTCGTTGTTCAAAATAATCACCTCTTTCATAAGAAATTATTTTATTTTTTTTCCATTAGGTAATATAAAGACTACCTGATTGTCTTTATATTTCTTTTTTTCATTTTCAATCCATAATTTACTATGAAATTCATTTAACTTAATTTCTTTTTCTGATAATTTCTTATTTACTATTTCAGTTTGTTCCTGAATCATCTTTTGATTCTCCACTTGTGCCATCATCTTCACCTCCTATATCCTTATCCAAGTTCTGGACTTCAGTATATTCTTTTCGAATATATCTTTTATTACCACCTTCTTCTTCAGAAAGTTCTGGCAAATTCCAAATTCTCATTACATAATTGACTGTTACTATACCTCTATCAAATAATTGCTGTGAAACTTGTAATTTAGTATTGTTACTAGCAAACTGAATTCTAGAACTTTCTAAAAAAATTTCACATCCACTTTGAATTTGATTAGCATCAAAAAACATAAGAGTTAAAACTTGGCTCAGTTGTGTAGAAATTGGCTCTATACATCCTTCATAAAATGCATTCCATTGATCTTCAGATGCTTTGTTTTGAAGTATTTCTTCACATATGTGAAAATAATCAAAAACATTTTCCTTGATTTGCTTTGCTTGATCTGCATCTATAATAAATGGTTTTGAATCAATTGGCTGTACCTGTGAATATTTGGCATCAAATATCATTACGCCACCGTTATTATCACTAGATAAATTGTCCTGCTTTAATCTCTGACGCTCCTTATCCATATCTTCCTTTAATAATACGTTTGATAATTTGGCTAAAAATCTAATTGCTGCACTGTTTTTTATTCCATTAATTATACCTTGATTTTGAGTATCAATTAGATTAAGCGTTGGTTTTAATGCCGAATTACTACTTCCAAACCTCTCATTATCATAATAATAACTTCTTAAATGTCCCACACGCTCATATTCAATTGCGTATTCTTTTGAATCCACAAAATATGTTAAATATTCAATTCCATTATATTTTTTTATTGCAGCTCCCTTACTTTTAACTGGATATAAACCTGTGATTTCATCAGCAGCTTCATTAGCATATAGTGGAACTATAAATGCATTATTTTCACATTTAAGAATTGTTACTAATTTTGATAAAAATTGCTGTGTAGTTTGAATTCGATTAGGTTTTATATTTAATATTTTTTCTATTTTTTTTCTGACTGTTCTAGGCGCTTTAACTACTGGATGTAATTTAGAACAATGTATTGCAATAGATTCAATGCAACTTCTAATTAATTCCATTTCATATAAACCACCATCGTAAGTAGTAAAAGCTGGACTATAACCATTTACTAATTCAAACTGTTCCTTTAATAATTTAATTTGTTTCTTTTCACTTCTTTTGAATATTCCCATTGATAATCCTCCTTTCTATCTTCCACCAGTTAAATTAATATAATCCTCATAATGATTTTGAAGTATTACGTATGCATCAATTAACGATACAGTACCATCAATTCGTTGTTTTGGATTTTTTCCTTTAACAGGTCTGATATTTTCATTTTTATCAATTTCAATTTGTGTATTTGTTAAACACCACTTAAGGATTGGATTATTATTATAGTTTATGGCTTTAGATTCTAAATCACTTGCTAATAGTTTCATTGGCGCACTCATTGTCCTAGCTCCTTGAATAACTTCTTCTAACTGAAATCCATTAATTTTCATTTCTTCGGTCCAGTACTGTGCATTCCACTTATCATAACCAGTCCATAACACAATTATTTGATATTTATCACGTAACTCTTTAAACCAGTTAGTTACATCAGTGTAATCAATTTTATTTCCAGCTGAAAAGTCTACATACCCGTTTTCTTTCCATATCGAATATGGTACTTTATCTTCTGTTTCTTTTTGGTCAGCCTTTTCACCAGGAATCCAATATTTCTGAATTAAATAGAATTTTTTATTTTTTCTAATTAAAACGCTTGCACATGTTAAATCTCCAACTGAAGATAAGTCAACACCACCAATACCATAAGATTCTTTTAAATCGTTAATATCAAATGTTTCTTCGTTATTGATAGCTTCAAATGAAAGCCAAGCACCAACACCAGTTTCTCTAATATTAAAATCTTTTGTTAACAATGTTGGTAAGAACTTTGGATCATCCTTACCACGTTGAACATATTCATTTAATGTTTCTAATGATTTAATAGTTCCTAATCCTGGATTAGCTTTTTCCCAACACTTATTATTGGTCCACTCACTTCGACTATCTAATTCATATATAAAAGCTAAAAATCTGTCATCATTTTTTATTCCATTTAATACTTCTTCTGCATATTTGTACATATCATCATAGATTGATTCACGTACAAAACCAGCTGTAGTAATCATGAATAATAATGGCTGAGTTCTAGCACTCATAGATTGTTTAGATACATCATAGATATTTCTATCTTTTATAGAGTGAAGTTCATCAATAATACCGCAGTGCATATTTAAACCATCCAATGTATTAGAATCATTGGCCAATGGTTCAAAAGTAGAAAAGTTAAGAGGTACATATAAATCTGATTTGCGTTTTTTTATGTGTTTAGATAATAGAGGCGATTGAACTACCATATTTTTTGCTTCATTAAATACAATTTTGGCTTGATCTTTTTTTGAGGCTACACAGCATATCTGCGCACCACCTTCATGATCAGCAAACAGCATATATAAAGCAATGGCACTCAGTAATGTGGACTTACCGTTTTTACGTGCCACAATTACTAAAACTTCTTTATACTGTCGCATACCTTCTTCATTTACAAACCCAAATATTGCCTGAAGTATTGCTTTCTGCCATAAATCAAGAATAACTGGCTTACCAGCCCACTGTCCTTTTGAATGTTTACAGAATCTTTCAACAAATTCTATAGGTCTGTTTGCCTTTTCAATATCAAAATGATATTTACCAGGATTTTTTAAAGCAAAAATAAGTTTTTCAAATTGTTTTTTTACTTTTTTGCTGACTTTTACCTTATTTTTTTGAATTAATTCGTAGTATTTTTCAATGTAATTTTCTTCCATTTTACTTCATAAATTCCTCTAATTCGTCAGGCTCATTTGAATTAGAAGGCTCACCTACATCTTTAACCAAATCTGTTAATTGTTTTATTATTGTTTGATAAGATTTAACTGTGTCTCTATATTCTTTTATTAATGGATTTGGCTTTGTAAACTCTTGTGAAGAATTAACTGTTAATACAGTAAATTCCTCTAATTCCTTAATTTGACATTCCATATCCTGACTAATGATCAATAAAAAAGCAGCTCGATTAATAAGCTCCTTTATTATCTCCTTTTTATTAGCAGGAATATTCGAATAAATTTTATCCAGCCTTCTTATTTCTTTTTTTATTCTTTTTTCTCTATTACCCATATTTCATCATTCCCTCCTACCCCCCCTCATACGCAAAAACTCATTCCGAGGTAAAAAAAAGTCATACGCGCGGTTTATAGTAATATAATTATTTTTCTAAATAGGGGGGATTATTGTTTATGTTATTTATATTTTCTTCTTTGATTTCTTCTATAGCTAATACGTTAAGTGTATTTAAAATAAATTCATTACCATTGGCTAACGTGAACATAACCTTGTTGCATTCACCGAGTTGATTAGCAAGCTCGTCTATATTTATATTGTCTTTTGTTTCTTTATCAAGAAACGTTTCAGCTGTATATATTCTTAGCTTCATTAACTATCATCTCCTGTTTTAATTACATCTCCATTAGCATTAAAGGCAATACCTTGACGTGTACTGCTTGTTCCCTCGTGTTCTAAATTGTGGCATGTTCTACATAATAACTCTAAGTTTTTCTTATTAAGTGTTATGTTAGGGTCATGAATATTATGTGGTGTAATATATATCTTGTGATGAACTATTTCACCAGGACCTCCACACCTTTCACATATCCCATACTTCTCAATAAAAAAAGAGTTTCTAACATTAACCCACGACTGTGAATTATAGAAACTCTTGGCAAAATCTTTAGCCATAATATATCACCTTTTTTATTAAAATAAAAAAATGAGACACCTTTTTGGAAATCTCATTTTATAAATATTTCATTATACACATTATAAATTAGATTTAATCGTATGTAAATAGCTCAAATAATCGGCAATTTATCGATAACTAATAACCTAATAATTCACTAATCAAATCATTTGGTAAAAGCAAAGGCCTAATTTCTTCTATTAATCGATTCTTATTAATGGCTATAGTTGATGTTGAAGTTGATTCTTTTTTGTTATTTTTTCTATCAAAATGTTCTGCTATTTGTTCATGTGTTTTACCTTCAAAATATTTTAGTTTTATTATGTCAAAATATGGATCATCTTTTAACGTATTAATAACTGAATCTATATGCTTAATAATTACTCTTGTTTTGAAGATATGTTTATTTAAACTATCAATAGAATCTGAAATAATATCTTCTTTGTCTTTTCTAATAGTATTATCAGATAAACCTGTAATAGATTTAGATTTTTCTGGAATACCATATTCTTTTAATTCTTCTATTTGATTTTCTCGTTCTAAAATTGAATTTTTAAGTTTAGGATATTCATAAAGTATTCTTTCGACATTTTTAAATGTAGAATAATTATTTTTAATAAAACCTCTAATTTCTAGTTCATTTAAAACTAAGTTAGTAATCTCTTTTTTTGATACATCCATTTGTTTTGCTATTAAGCTTAATAATTTATCCTCTTCCATTTAACACCCTTCTATTCTATCTTTTTTCTATATTTTTTGTATTACGTTTATTTGCTATTGCATTTGTTAATTCATCTAGTCCTTGATAAATAATTATTGCAGCAATAATTATGCTTATACCTAACCAAACCATTATTTCACTCCTTCACAATATATTTTTTTATGATATATAATACAATTTTCGTTTTCTAATTTTGATGGTTGACTGTTTATATAACCAAACCATATTCCTGCAATAAATGATAATAATCCTGTCACAGTTATAACTAAATCTATTAATTGTTCATTTTTCATATTATTTACCTTCTTCTAACTCGTTATTAAATAAACCTGATTTTTGATATAATTCTAATTGTTTATGCATTTCTTCTATTTTCTTAAAATCGATAGAGGTAATAATAGATTTAGAAATATTCAAAAGTTCAGCAGTAAGTTGATTAATTGATACTTTTAATTCATCATAAGTAATATTAGTGTCTTTTGTTGATAATTTAAATATTACGTCATCAACTACATATCCAAATTTGCCTTGTAGTTCGATTAATTTGTTTTTTGATACTTCTATTATATTATTTAATCTTTCTATTTCTTTATTTTTTGTTGCTATATGATCCAGTATTGCTCGGCATTGTATACTGCCTATATAGTCTTCTGGATAATAGCCATCTACTCCTGTAGCTATCTTTTTTAGTATATCTAGTATTTCATTTATGTCTTCCATTTATTTCACTTCCTCAACACTTAATATTTTTAATACATAATATAATTTGTTAGGTTCTGCTCCCCATTCTTCTTTGCCATAACCAGTTGTTATATCTACCTTACACATTATTTTTGGTGCGCTTTTTTGATAACCATTTTGAAATATAACTCTACCTTTTGCAAGATGAATAACTAAATTTTCATCATAAAAACCACCAATATTATTTATAAATCGAGTAAACCAATAAGGTTTAATTTCTCTATATTCTTCTTTCTTTTCGCCAGATTTAATCATATCAAACCATTTTTTCTTAATTGGTAATGTTAACATTTCAACACCCTAATTTCTAGTATTATGAATTTAACAAAATGACATAATTCTGTTAAATTCAAATCATACATCCTTTCTACTAAATTTTTCTTAATATTTATAACTGTTTTAATACGTTTAAGTAATAATATGTATTTGTCTTAATTTACATTTTTTCATTTTGTAAAATTGTTATGTTTTAAAAAAATAATTTTTGATTAAATACTTTTTTAAATGTCTTCTTTAAAGCTCGTGCTCTCTTAAAATTATAGGCTTCAACATTCATAATATAATTGCAGCGTATATAAAATAATGTTTTACCACTTCGCCTAGCAATTATGAGATATCTAAGAGTTTTAACTTTATTTATGAATGATTGATTATATATTTTTTTATAATCTTTTGAATAATAATAATATTTCAATTTATTAATAATTTTTGACATATTAGCCTCCCAGATAGAAACTTTTCCTTTTTTCTAATTTATCCTCTTTGTCCCAGCAGATGTACCTTAATGTTACAGTTTCACTAGAATGATTCAGCATTTCAGATAAACCAATTAAGTCACCAGTAGTCTCATAATATTGCCTAGCAAAATATTTTCGTAAAGAGTGACATCCTACAACATAACTTATTTTGACTATATCTGCTAACTCTTTTATGATTTGCCATGCTCTTTGACGTGTGATAGGCTTATTAGTGCCCTTACGACTCTTAAATAAATATTCGCCTTCAACCAGCTCATTACGGTTTATATAGCCCTCTATATCTTTAATTAAGGCTGGGTGCAAAAGAAATGCTTGCTCTTTGTTTGTTTTAAATTCCCTGGTATAAATACCACCATTTTTGAAATTATTAACTTTTAATTGTAATAGGTCTTCTATACGAAACGCTAAATTTCTACCAAGATGTAGAATCATATAATTACGATCCCATAAATACTGTTGTTCTTTATCTGACTTATCAATGGCATCATTATATTTTTTTTTACATATTACAATCATATTGTTTAAATCTTCTTTTTTAAATGGAAATACTGTTTTTCTACCAAATTTAACTCGAAATACCCTTGTCATTTTTTGCACCACCTTCTTTAAACAAACTTATATGTTTAAATTTTAAATCAAGTAATCGATATGAACGTCTTAATCTACTATATTCAGATGTTTTTCTAAATTTTAAAAATTGTTTCATTTGTAAGTGGGCATCTTCTTTAGCTGCTTCCAAAGTTTTGCCTTTGCCAACATAACGCCCAGTTTTTAAATCGTTAATATACCATCGTTTATCATTTTCACCATAATTGGCAAAAAAATTATAATTATCTATTGTTACAAAATATCCGTCTGCTTCTCTATAACAAAAACCTTTTTCTGAAAAAAACATAATGCCATATTTTGATTTTTTCATTATTTCACCTCTCTTATAGTTTCTGATGGATTTTTTAAATTTCTATGAAGAATAGTATGTAATTTTTTTACTTTTGAAATAGATAATGAACAGACGATTTGATCATTCTTAAAACATTCTTCTTTTATTAAATTAATCGCATCTGAAATAATATCTTTAATATTTTTATTTTCTTCTTTATAAATATATATTTCCATAGCCAACTTTTCAGTATTTGATTGTTCTTCAATACCGAACTTATTTTTTGTGGACATAATCTATTTTTCCTCCATTTAATACTTCCTTTTCCCACTTACTTAAAAACTTTTTCTGAGTAAGTGTAGTATTATCATTGTACTTAATTCGTTGCTGAACAATTTTGTTATCTCTTATCTCAACTGTCACTAATGACTTATGAGGTTCTTTTAATAATCGCATAAAGTAAATATCACAATCACCATTAGCAATTCTTTCTGCATATGTTCTAACACAATTATTTTGTTGGTTAGATTCATCAATTAATTCTTCAATAGAACCTGCTGGATAAATAATAAATTTTTTATCTTCATATTTATTTTTTAAGGTTTCTTTATATCTTCTTTTGATTTTAGAATTAATCTTTTTATTCTTGTTTGCTTTTATTTGATTCATATATTCATCATGTTTTTCTTTTAAATGTTCAGGGTATAAATACTTTTTATCAGTAATATCAAAGCCTAGCTTTTTGGCAAATTCTAAATAATCTAAATAAATCATTGCATTCTTTGAATTTAGTTTATATTTATATAAATCTAGTGGCTTACAATATTTTAATAATCTATTGTAATCATAGCTATTAAATTGAGAAAGATAATTAATAATTTTATAATCTTTAATCTTTATTTTTTTCAATATTTCTAATTGATCATAAGTAATATCATTTTCTCGCATAAAATTCAAATATGATTTATCTACACCAAACACTTTTTCAAATGTTCCTTTTTTAAAATTATAATAACGTAATGCTAAATTAAATAATTTTGCTTTAATCAATATTTCAAATTGATAATTATTATCATAAATTGCTGCTATTAAATCACACATATTTATATTTCTATCTATTGCAAATTCTATTAAACTATAATACTTTGAATTTAATTCTTCATCTAAATTGTATGGATAAAAAATTCCATAAAAGCAATCATAATAAGCATTATAATAATAACTTGATTTAACTGGTTTAAAACCTTTGATTTTTTCATAATATCTAATATAATAATATCCGCCTGTATTTTTATACATTGAGCTTATAATATAACTATTTTCAACTGCACCATTTTTATTTAATAATTGTCTTGCAATTTCTAAAAAGCTTTTATTTATTTTGTAAGTTTTATTATCACAATGTTGCAACAATTCAAATTGTCTTACAACATAACCATCATTATATTTTTGTAGTAAATTAAAATATTGTTTTTCATATAGGTGCGTAATATCAAATCTTTTTATTAAAAGTTTTTTATTACAGTTAGGACACACAATATATTCATTAACTTTTGAGTTAGTATTAAATTCTTGATTACAATGTTTGCAGCAACAATTTTTACCTTTTTTTAATCCTAATTCATATTCATAAGATTTAATCCAGTCTTTAAAACCTTTAGGTATTCCTATTAATTTTAAATAATCGTTTAATTCTTGAATATTTTTATGTTCTTGTTTAGTTATGTACATATCTATACCTATTAGTTATTAATGAAATCAAATAAAGTAAGTTGTCCTTCTGGTCGCCATTCCTTATTAGTACTTTTATTAGATTCTTTGGATTTTTCTTCTTTAATAGTTTTTACTTTAGACACTGTTTTGATTACTTTTTTATCAAGCTCTAAATCTTCATCTGATTCATCAAAATAATGAATAGCCCAGCTATAAACGACTTTATCTTCTATCATTGCCATTCCATTTTTAGCTTGTTTTTGAGCTTCACTTTTAATATACTTTACCATTTCATTTAACGATTTTTTTTCGTTTAAATATTTTTCATTCATGTCTTCTCTTGAAATAAGATATTCTACTATTTTTAATAATGATTTATCTTTAATTTCAGAAGCTAATATTTTAATTCTTTCTATTCCTTCCATAATTTCCTCCTATTTTTATGAGTGGTCAACAACCCCACAAAAAACTCACCACTCAAGTAGGCTGTTTTTATGAATAAATAGTGATATTATGGATTGTGAGGTTTTTAAAGTTTTTACTTATTATATTCGTCTAAAATTGCATTTTCTAATAATTCACGCGTTTCTTGATTTATTGGATGAATTATATCCATAAAATAACCTTCAGAACCTTTTCTACTTGGCATAGCTACAAACATTCTATTTTTTCCTTGAATAATTTTAATATCATGTATAGCTAAACAATTATCAATTACGATTGATACCGTACCTCTTAATCTTGATTCCTCTTTTGCTTCTATTTTGCTTACTTTAATATTTGTTACTTTTAACATAGTTTGTCCTCCTGTATATTACTTTCTAAATCCTTTTTTTCTTACAACCGTATTATTTTTTTTATTTGATGATTCTTTTAAATTTGCTTTAACTTCAACTTGTGGCATTGTGATTTCCAATTTTTCAACTGTGTGATTTAATTCTTCAGTGACATTTTCTGGAATCATTTTTTTCGCTACAAATTGTTTTTTTTCAATAACGTTCTTTAATGCCTTTTTTGTTTGTTTTGGTAACCCATCATTTTGATATTCTTCAGATATATGTTTATGACTTTCTTTTAATTCAATAATTTTAGTTTCTTGGTTATGATTTCTTTCTTCTAGTTCTTTAATCTTTTTAGCTTGTTCTTGTATTTGTTCATCTTTTTCTTTATTTTGAATTTTTAATTTGTTTATTTCTTTAGTAAATCCACCTTTAGCAGCTGCTATTTTTTTATCTACCTCTGCTTTAATATTTAATTTAGTTTTTTCATAATTATTAAGTAATTCTGAAGTTTCTTTTTGAGCTTTATCTCTTTCAAATTTTAATTTATCGATTTGCTTTAAATTGTCCTCTTTTAATTTTTTAATATCTAAATTAACAGTATCAACTTTGGCAGCAAGATCTAGTCTATCTTTTTCAATTATAGATATTCTCCCTTTTAAATCTTCAATTTCTTTATCCTTTAATTTGATTTTTTTTATTTTATCATCCAATTTTTCTGCTATTTCTATAGTTTCGTTATAATTGTTTTTTTGCTTTTTTACTGTAGTAATTCTAATTCTATATCCATCATATTTTTTAATTTCTTTTTTATAAAAAATTTTTTCTTCCATAAATTTATAAATCTCCTTTTTTTACTTATTACTTATTATTTTCTATTTTTTCGTCTTCTTCTATATGTTCATCCCACCAGTTATAATCATCTAAATCATTTAAATTTTGTTTTAGTTCTTCAGTTAATCCTGGCGAGTTATATTTATTGCATTCTTTTATTTCTTCAATAGTTTTATACCCTGCTGTTTTCCAATTAGTTAAAATACCATTTATATAATTTAAATTCGGTTTATGATTTAAAATTGATATTTCAATAGCATATTGGATAATTTCATCATCAAACAACGATAACCAATAATTAATTTTTTCAAGTTCGATTGGACTTAAAGATCTTCCGAAGTTATTTTCTATTATTGTTGTTATAGATTTAATTCTATTTATATTTTTTAATTCTATTTCTTGTTCTAATTCTATCTTTGGTGGACAAATGTCCGCCTCTTGTCTGTTTATTAATCTTTGCTGTTGTTTTTTTAAAGCTCCAACACTTCTAGAACCTATTAAATTTTGCAGTTGTGTAAGATATATTTCTCCAGATTCTAAGATTTTTATTAATCCAATTTTCTTCAATAATTCCATTGCTACAGTAACGGTATCAAAGTCCATTTTTGTAAGTTCTGATAGTTTTTTGTTGTCATAAGGTATTAATATATCTCCTACATTTCTAATAAGTATGCCATTACTTTTTAAACTTTTTAAGCATAACTTTAAATAAAAATATGCATAATCTCTACCATTAGGTTCTTGATCTTCTAACCAATTTATAGCATCATCATCAAAAAAATCTTCTTTTAATTGCAAAAAATAAAATTTTGTATCTTTATCATACTTTGACATAAAAATACCCTCTTAAAAAATTCTTGCATTTATAATGATGCTTTGCTATAATAAAGGCGTCTTTAAAGAGACAGGGACTGAATTGCTTGGCGGCGTTTAGTCTTTTTTTTACTTCCATAATTTATTCTCCTTTTGAGTTTTCATAATAGTATTCACAAAACCATATGCAATAAAGCAACTCAATAATACTTATTAAAAAACCTAACCATGTGAATCCAATTAAGTAATTATCAATAAATGGATTAATAATAAAATGAATAAATGTTATTATTAAATGCAATGCACATGTTACAAATACTGCTAGTAATAATAATCTAACTATTTTTAAATAAGTCTTATATAACATCATGATCTTACCTCCTTCTCAGCTTTTGCTACTTTTTTAAGGTAGCTAATATCAATGTTGAAATATTCAACAACTTTTGACATTGGCACTAAGTGCTTAGGTAAGTCTTTACCAGTCTCTGTTTTTATTTGCTGCTGGATTTCATCTTTAACGGCTATGGCGCGTACTTTACCGCAACAGCCTATATCCATAATATCTTTTGTTCTAGCCCATTGATAAGATATGATTTCTAATATATCAATGGCTTTCATCGGAGTAATTATTTTTGATTTTGGTTTTGATTTCATTTGTGTACCTTCTTTCTGTATATTTTTTAAATGTCTTGGTGGGACTTACTTATTGATGAAGAAAAACATTTCAATATTTGTTCCTGGAACAAGTAATCGCAAAGTTGATAACAAAAGCGCTAACTCATCAGGTGGCATTTTTCTTTTTTTCTTAAGCGATAAACATAATTTTGAAGAATTTAATCCTGATAATTCGCATATTTTTGATTGCTTTATTCCTTTTTCTTCTATAAACTGATTAATTTTATCAATCACCATTAATATCACCTTCCTTTCTTTAGGTTAGCTAAAATACTATGTGATATATTTTAGGAAACCTTAACTATAATTCAATAATAATTTAGTTTTCCTAAAATGTCAACACAAATTTTAAATTTTTTTTTAGTTTTCCTAAATTATTTTATATAAAATTGAAAAAAATGTGATAAAATATGTTTAGGGAGGCATATATGGATATAGGAAAAAAATTAAAAAAAGCTCGTTTAGAGCTTAAAATGCAACAAAAACACGTTGTAGAAAAATACAATATAATTTCCGCAGATATAAATTACAATAAAACAATAACTAATTCAACTTTATCTAACTGGGAAAACAATGTATATCAACCAGATCCTGATTCTATCGCTATACTGTGTAATATTCTTAATATAAATGCCAATGATCTATTAGAAATTGATAAAGTTAAAAGAGACAAATATTGTAAAACAATACTGTTAGATGATGGAAATAGTGTTGCAATCTTTACAAATGAAGTATGGAACAATATACCTATTATTGAAAAAATGAAACTACTTGATTCAATAATCGAGGAAGTGATTAAATTAAAAAAAGAAAAATAATTTAAAGTATAATACTATAAAAATCTATGCATCAAAAAAATATGAAATAATTGCAAAAAAAAGAGCCTCTGTTGCATCAGAGACTCAACCAATAAAATTGGTACACAAATAAAATAAAATGCCCACCAAGACATCTATCTTTTTGTGTACCCTAATTATAGCAAATTATAAAAATATATGCAATAAGGAGGGACTAAAAATGTCAGTAAGACAAGAAAAAAAATCTAAATGGACTAATGATGGTAGATCATGGTTTTATGATGTGTATTATTTTGATATATATGGGAAAAGAAAAGAAAAAAAATCCAAATTATTTAAAACACAAAAAGAAGCCAAGAATGCTGAACGAGATTTTCTTAATAGTTTAGAAAATAACGATATTGACAATAGAACCATAGATTTTGAAACTGTATTTAACGAATGGTTAGAATATAAGAAAAAAATAATAAAATCAACAACTTATTATAGACTTAAAAAGAATCTTTCAAAAAACATATTACAATATTTCAAAGATTACAAAATTCAATCAATAAAGATAAATAGTATAAATAATTATTTAATATGGTTAAACGATCGTGGTTCAACTTTAAAATATCAAAATTCTATAATTGGATATCTTAAAGAACTATTAACTTATGCAAAAGAAATATATAATTTTGATAATAAAGTTGTAGCTAAAATTCAAAAATATAGAATTGAAACAGTTGATAATAAACTAAAAGATGCTGAATGGAACTTTTGGACATACGAAGAATTCAATACTTTTATTAAATACGTTGATAATGATTTTTATAACTTAATGTTTAAATTTCTATATTATACTGGATTAAGGCTAGGTGAAATGATTGCCCTTAATTGGAACGATATAGATCTTAATAAAAAGACTGTCAAAATATATAAAAACTTCTCAAATAAGCTTGGAAACAACTCATATCGTATAATTGACCCTAAAACCAAAAATTCGGTCAGAAACGTCGATTTAGACGATAATTTGGTTAGTTTATTAAAAGAATATAAACTCAAAGAAGAAAATATATATAATTTTAATAATAATATGTTTGTATTTGGAAACGTAAGATATTCTTCTCCAACTACTATAGCTAGACATTTAAATAAATATATTGAGGAAGTAAAAAAAGAATTACCAAATTTTAAAAGAATTACGCCTCATGGATTCAGACATTCTCATGTGTCGTTGTTGATATATTTAGGATGTGATAGTCGTGATGTTGCTGAAAGAATTGGAGATACGGTACAAATGGTAGAAAGTACATATTATCACATGTTCCCTAATAAAAAGTCTAGAACCATTAATTATTTAAATAATATAGAAAAATACGAGGTAAATACGAGGTATTTAAATTAGCAAATAATAAAAACCCTTATTTTATAAGGGTTTATTTCTTTATGGTGCGGGTAACAGGAACTAAAGAAAAGGTTTTTTATGTTTTAAAATGTTTCTAAAACATTTATTTTATTATATTTTGCTATCATTAATCATATTAAATTTTTGATTATATTTTGTTTTTTACGAGGTAAATACGAGGTAAAAGCAAAAAAAAGACTCTAGTGCTCAGTACCGTTCAGTGCTGTTCACTAGAGTCTTTATTATTTCATTCTTTTATCTAATATATATCTTTTTAATTCTACGCAAGACATATCTTCCATTGGTATTGGTTTAGTTCTTTCTTTAAAATCTGATAAATATGATCTAAACTCTTCTTTACCATTGATAATTTGTTCTTCCTGTGTTTTGGTATTTTGTATTTTAAAGTCATATAACTTACGTTTATTGGATAGATTTATCATAGTATCAACTACATCTTTTTCATATAGTGCTATATCTACCTTTTTCCAACTGTCAGCTATCATTCCATATAAATTAAACATATTGCACCTTCATTTTAATGTTGTAATCCTAAATATACTGCACAGGCATCTGACTTTGGTCCATAATGGCCATCAATTATATCGTCATAATGTCCCTCATTTTTGCCAATTTCTTGTAATGCTTTAACTGAATATGATGTATATGTACCATAATAATTTCCACGAACTTTAGCAGCTAAAAAAGCATCTATTGTAGATACTTCGTTGCTGCAATCACCAACTGTAAAGTATCCGCGTTTTGGAAGTTTAATATATCTATTTAATCCTTTTTCTTTCATTCTTCCTAATGTAATAGGTCCAATACATCCATCTTCTTCTAAACCTTCTTCATGTTGAAATGCCATTACAGCATATTTGGTAAATATACCAAAATAATTTCCTAATATCTTGCTTGCTAGAAAGTTATCTAATATTTCAATATTATTGCCACTATCACCTTTTGTATAATATCCTCTTGATGGTAAGAATCCAGGAGTTGGTGTTAGCTCTACATCATATTCAATAAATTTAGATTTACCATGACTTGTCCAAGTTCTATTATTATATCCAGCTTTGCCACCACGATTACCCAATCCTGTATATTGAACTCCATCCTTCCAAATAGGAGTACATTCAACAACTAAGTTATCACCAACATAAACACCTATGTGTCCATTCATCCATACAAATTCTCCAGGTACTATATTTGAAAAATCATTTGATTTATTATAGCAATAATCCTGGAACATTCCATTAGCTGATGTATCAGGAACACCATTAGATCCATAAACAGCGTCACCATAAGTTTTGTTAACATTTCCATTCCATCCCCATAGGATGCCTTTGATCATATTTACACAATCAAATCCGAAAGTATTTGAACTAACACCATTGATTTTAGCTTGTCTTGATTGTTGTTCGTTATAAGCATAATTATGTTTGTATCTTTCTTTATTGGTATTATTCATTGGTGCACCAAAACAACCATATACATATAAAGTTTTATAATTACTTGCCATGTTTTTTACTTTATCAACTAATTCACTTGCTTTCATTACAGACATTATTCAACACCTTCTTCTTTCTCATTTATTACTTCTTCTGTATCTCCTACTGTTTCTATAAAATCTTCTGGCATTTTTATTCATCTCCTTTTAAACCATTTTTTAAGCCATTACAAGCACTTTCTACAAGTACACGTAATTCTAATTCAGTTATCTTAATTCCAGCGTCATTAAGTCTCATTTGTGCATTTTCTAATGCTTTTTCCAGCTTAGCTGGTCCATCTAGTTCTTTAAATACTTGTTCAACATATTTAACAGTTGTATTAACAATTGATTGAGTTGTTTTATCTTTGATATATTTTTCATATGTAGTTTTAATCTTTAATCCTACAAATGCAAATACTGCTGTTAGAAATGAACCTAACATTGGATATAAATATGTTGATATAAATTCAGCTATCATATATTCCTCCTTCCTATTTCAATCCTATTTTTACTGCTACAATCACTAAAATTGCTTCCAAAACAAAAGATATGACTTGATTTACTGCATTGTCATATCTTTTTTGTGGCTTACTTTCTATCTGTGTAAGTCGCTTATCTAATTGTTCAATTTG